TGTCGGTGCTGAGGGCGGCGAAAGCATTGGAGGCGGGCGACCCGAACCGGTGGAAGAACTACGTGGAACTGTTGGAGATGGGTGTGCGTGGCGGGGGTCAGGCTGTGAATGCTGTTGAGTTGCAGATTGGTTTGCGTCAAGCCCGCAACTTGGAGTTTCTGATTGGTCAACGGGACAAGACGGGTCGGCTTGTGCCGGGTGGCAAGCAGTACAATGTGTCGTGGAAGGCGTGGTCGCCACGGTTCGCCCCCTATCAGGCGGTGCGGTCGGTGAACAGTTGGGTGGAGGACGTTGTTCGTCTGGGTGTGGGGATGGACACGATGCGGTGGGGTGGCACTGCGGACGATGCTCTTGCCCGGATTGCGAAAACACAGTTCGACTATGACGAGTTGACGGGGTTTGAGCGCAAGTGGATGCGGCGGTTCTTCCCGTTCTATACGTGGACACGGAAGAACGTGCCGTACCAGTTGAAGCAGTTGGGTGCCCATCCCGAAAAGTACAACAGGTTGCTGTCGGCAAAGCGCAACTTGGAGTTGGGCACTGAGGAGGAGGGTGTGGTTCCCGACTATTTCTTGAACCCGTTTGGCGTCAGGTTGCCGTTCGGGTTCCGCGGTGCAACTGTGTACTCTGCGCCCGACATTCCGTTTCAGGATTTGTTTCGGTATGACCCGTTCCAGCAGAAGGAGGGGCAGGGTTGGAAGTACGGGATCAAGCAGACGGCGCAGAATCTGCTGTCGATGTCCTCACCCGTTGTAAAGGCCCCATTGGAGACAGCCTTTGGCAAGCAGGTGTTCAGTGGTATCCCGTTTACGGGCCGGTACGGGGTGGCCCCCAACAGCATCGGGAAGATTCCCGGCCTGTCACAGGCGTTGGAGGGGATCGGGTGGATCAAGCGGGCACCGGACGGTAGGAAGAAAATGCGTGACCATCACATTTACTTTATTACGAACCTGTTGCCGACGTTGGGGTTGTTGCGTCGCCTCTGGCCGAATGAACCCAAGTATCAGCGCAACTATGTGAGGTCCTTGATCAGCACCCTTGGGGGGGTGTCTGCGAACTTCAACACCCCGGAGGTCCAGTCCAACTGGTTGCAGAGTCAGCGGTACGACAGGTTGGATAGGCGGAAGGACCACATGGATTTGATCAGCAGGCTTCGGTAACGGGACAAAGTGGCCTTTAGGTATGTTCTACATTAGTCGCCACCAGTGGGATGCACAGCCGCCGCCCGGCGGCAAGTTCGATCCGTTGAGCAAGCACCGCGTGGAGGGTGTCATCATTCACCATTCCGGGGTGGAGGATGCTCCGCGTGGTGTGCATGCTGTGTTGGCGTTTGAACGCCATCACCTGTCGAAGGGGTGGGATGGGATTGCGTACAACTGGTTGGTGGATGAGACTGGCACGATCTTTGAGGGCCGTGGTTGGGATGCCCGTGGGGGTGCTACGAAGAATTGGAACAGCAGGTCCATTTCGATCTGTTACACGGGGTGGGGGTTCAAGGAGCCGAGTCCCAACGTGTTGGGGTCGATTTCCACGTTGTTGGTGGAGGCGGAGTCTCATTTCGGGAAGCCGTTGTGGGTGTCCACGCATCGCCGTAAGGGCCGCACGGATTGTCCGGGTGACTGGTTGGGCAACTGGGTTGAGGGCGGCATGGTTCCGGCGAAGAAGCCGTCTGATGCGGGCTGGGTTGCGATCATCCAGTATTTCAAGGATCTGCGGGTGCAGGTTGAGGCGAAGCCGATCAAGCGGCGGGCACGGGGTTTACCAGTGAGGCTCATTCAGGGCCGTTTGAATGATCTGGGGTTTGATGCCGGGGTGGTGGACGGCATATTTGGGCGGCGTACGGCAGCAGCGGTGCGTGGCTTTCAGGGATCGTTGGGATTTCTGAAGACGAGCGGGGCGGTGGACGGTGACACGTTCGGTGCCTTGTTCCAACTGTGAGGAAACATTATGCCAAAGGGTAAGGACTATGGGACGTTTGAGGACACGTTCGGTTCGCAGAACGAGCAACCGTATGACTCTTCTTCGTCCTTCAACATGTGGGATATGGTGGGTAAGGCTAAAGCCGCTGCATCGTATCTTCGTGGCACTAATCTGGGGAACGCCGCTCATGGCGGTCGCCCATTCGGAAAGTAGGTTATGATGCGTGACGGTAAGAGGCCAAGGATGGTTCGGGCTGGGCGGGTGCTGGTGGACAGCGCCAAGCGCGGCAAGACATTTCGCCCCCCGGCGGGGCAATCAAAGTCGGCTGCCAAGTCTGCTCTGTGGACACGGTAGCCATGGATAGGAAACGGCCACGGCCAAGGTATTGACAGTGAGGAAGAGCAAATGAACAACATGTTGGAGCGGGCTGCGTGGACTTTCGTTCAGGCATTTCTGGCTGTGTTTGTGGTATCGGATCTGGCTTCTGTGAAGTCGGCGGCTGTGGCGGGGCTTGCTGCCGCACTGTCAATCGTGAAGACGTTCGCGCAGGACAAGGTTAGCGCATAGTCGTGGCCACGTCGGACGTGGAGTGGGCATCATTCTGCGAGGAGCATGCGTATGTGGAGGAAGAGGTTTACGCTGCCCTTCAGGAAACTGCCCATTTGTTCGACCTGAACGACGGGATGCACGCCAAGTGGTCATCGGATGGGCTGCTGGGGTTGCTGCTGGTGTTCGACCCTGAGGAGGCCGAGCAGTTGTTGGCGGCGTTCTACGCCGGGATGGACGGGGTTACCAACGCGCAGGAGGCGTTTGCCGTGTGGGTTGGTTCGTTGATGGGGATGCTGCGTTCCTGCATGCAGGGGTTAGAGCCGTAGCCTGTCGTTGAGCCAGTCCCGTACGAGTTCGTGCTGTGCCAGTTCTGCTATGAGTTTGTGGCGGATCTTGTCGCGTCTGCGGGCAAGTGACGCTTTGGGGATGCCTATGACGGCCCCGGTTTTGCGAAGGGAGAGGCGTTCGATGAACAGGCGTTCAAAGATCCATTTGTCCTCGTCGCTGAGTTCATCCAGAACGATGCCAAGGAGTTCTTTCAGGGGTGCCGTTTTTTCTAGGGGTACGAGGTCGGCGTTTTGATGCGGGGCGAGTTGCATCAACGCTTCTACTTCTGTTACGGGGCGCGGCCGATGAACGGATTGGTTGCCCCCTTGAAGATCCCAGCGGGATGGGTCGGTTGGATATTCACGCCTCCGCACCGTCATCTACGAGTATAGCAGATAACGGCAGCGGGGGTAGGGATGCTAGGTCTTCCTTGTTGAAGTGCAGGTCGCTGATTTTCACGTTGTAGCAGTCAATGGTGGGTGCCCATCCGTTGTCCCCATCTACCACTCCGGCGTTCAGCAGTCGGGACTGTGACAGGAATGTTTGCTTTGCCATTGCCCCAAGGTACCACGCTATGGTGCAGTCCTTGTGGACGCGGACGAAGGCGTAGTAGTCACAGTTCTGGTTGGTGCCGATGGCTGCAACTGAACACTCGTAGTAGGGGCGTGGTTCGCTGGTTACACACTTGCTCTTTACGTCCACGGTGGCACCGTCGGGCATCACCACATCCCAGTCGTACGTGTTGACCTGTTCGCCGCCGGTGATCTTGGCGAAGACCATTTCACCGAGGAACCCGTAGACGTTGCCTTCGCCTTGTCGAATGGAGTTGTTCAACTGGCCCATTTCGTCGGCTTGCCATTGAGCGGCTTCCCGCATACTGCGGGGGATTATGAACTCGTACATTAGTCAACCTTGTCTACTTTGACGGCTCTGATGCGGACGACCTGTCTGTCGTCCTCCCACGCTACACCATTGAGTGCATCCAAGGTGAGTTTCACGTAGTTGTCCAAGTCTCCTCGCAGTGTTGTGGCGTCGTGCGGGGATGTGTTTACAAGCAGCACGGTTGCTTCGGGGGAGTAGGCGATTGTGACCTCAACGGGGCCACCGATTTTTTCTCCCACTTGGTCTTTCCACGCTTGCGCAATGTGGTCTTCTTCCTGCAACGTGGACTTGGGGGTGAAGACCTTGCCTCCCTTGGTGTGGCGGGGGCGGGCCTTTACCTTTGGTCGGCGTTCTATGATTACGGTGTAGGCATCCATCAGGTTAGTGCAATCTTGTAGGCTCTATGTACGGTATCTTGTAGGCGTTGGTCGCCGTCTTCCCGGCTGCTGTACTTTCCTCCCCATTCTATGTCGGCTGCCCGGAGTTCTTTGAGGGTGTCTTCTTGGGTGTGTCCTTGGCGTGCCATTATGCAGGCGAGTGCCCATAAGGCTCTGGATCGGTCCCCTTTGGGTTTTTCGGGGGTGGGTATCGGTCCCCGCTCTCGTACGGTGGCCGCTGAGCCTCTCAGAGGCCCTGTGTAGGGGGTACTCCCTGTCGGGGGGG